CATGGTGAGCAGTGTACCTACCTTCTGGATTAAACTTGTCTGCCATGTCAGCAATCACAATGTCTGGTTCATATGCCTTGACTGCTCGTTCTACACGATCCAAGTCCCACCCTGTGGCGTCAGTGATTTTGAGGTTGTCCTTGATGGGACTAAACAATTCCTCTGCCCGATTTTTGTTCTTAACAATCTCCTTTATGCTCATACCACAGGCAGCAGTAAGATATCGTGAAGACACTCTACTTGTAGCTTCCTCATTAGCAAGAACCATAACTCGTGCTCCCTGATGAGCAAACCCACCCGGACCTGCACAAAGATAGGCATGACTACTGGTCTTACCTGTGTTTGGACGAGCAGCACCGACCACTATCTGCCCTGCATTTACTCCCGGCACTAACTGTGCCACTGTGGGTATGTTGAACTTCCATTTAAATTGTAGCTCATTCTTTTCCAACAATGAGTCAATGTCCATGTTCTCAAAATATACCTTTAATGCTGGCATGAAATCCTCTTCACGCCTTTCTGTGAACTGAACTATTTTATGTAAAGATGTTACCTCACCATTGGACATCTTAAAGGCTATGTCCATAAGCTCATTGGCAGCGTCCTCTCTATTAAGTTCTCGCAATACATTTTGAGCTACGTCTTCATTAAGAGCGCCAGCCTTTGCTATCTTACGAAAGATACTTTGGTATACATCTTTTTGTGACGTAGTAAGTGTAGAGTTTTGAGTAAAGAACAATGCCTCTACATCTGAGGGGCCAATGTCATTCTCATAGTCGGACATGGCATCATCCAAAATCTGCTTGATGCTACGAGTTTCTTTGCTTCTAAATATCTTTTCCTTTGCTATGTTTTTGTTTCCATTGTAAAATTCTCTGTTCATAAGTGTGCGTAACAGTGCTAGTTCCATTTATTTCTCCTAATCTATGTGCAATTCCAAATTCATAATATCATCTTTCCTTCTGTATTTCAAGTCATCTGTCAACTTCATGGCACGAATGTTGGTGGAAAGTGTACTTCTAAGCCTTCCTGTAAATTCAAATGTCTTCTGTACTGCATCAGGATCAAGAGCCACAATTATCTGATCATAATGCCGAAGCTGTGTCACATGTGTGTCTAAAAGAGATGTTCCCATCAAAGCAAAACCTGTAAAAGCAGTATCAATTGTAGGTACAACAGAAGCAGATATACAGTCCTCTACTACAACAGCTATGCAACCTGTTCCTGACACATAAGCATGTCCACTACTACCGTATCGTTTCCACTTTGGGCTTTGCCTTTTGTCTACTGCCCTACCTGTGGCGTCTATAATTCTGTTGTCATGCACAACAGGAAACACTATTCTGTTTTCCTTAACATCGTATAATAAATCAGACCCATCTATATCATAGCTCTTGGCCCAAGGGTCTATGTACTCTCTGTTAGGCATGATGTGTGTAGACAGAGAAAAAATTTCTACTCTGTCATCCTTCTTTTTGTTTTTAAGCAAGGCATCTCTTACAGTAAACTGATATGCAGATCGACCTTGTAAACTACACCCTGCCTTGTAACAGTTGTAAAGAATGTTGTCGGTTGTTTTGATTGCAGTAAACGTGTTCTTTCCATTACATATGGGACAGTCTCCTCTATACCTCTCTTCAATTTGCAAATCTAAAGATTGAATATGGTTGTGTATGTTCATGTCTCACCTGTATGAGTAATGTAAAACTAAACCTATAAAATGTATAACAAATATAACAGCATTCAATGTTATCAACGCACGATCAAACCATAACATACCTACTATAAACCAAAGAGCTGTTCCTGTCAACATAAAGTAAAAGTTTGAAGGAACCAGTTCCAAAGAATTAAGTACAGCACCAACTACAATTGTACTGGTAGCCAGCCATTTTACATACCAACTTGTTCCATGTGATGGAGTTACTTTCGGCCATTTCATTTTATTATCTTTCTCCTTTTTCAATCAAATCCTCCATGAATTATATCTAACAATTCCTTTCTAATTCTATCTCTCGCTGCAAAATCTCCTCCATCATTAATATTCGGCCATGTTTCATTGTGAATTATACTTTCAATTTCTTTTAATTCTTTATACAGAGCATTAAATTTAGCTTTCGTTTCTTCATTCATATCTAAATCTTTTCCATTGTTATTCTTGTAGTTACACCATCTCTAGAATATATTTTTAACTTTATTTTACTGTGTCTATCAGCATGACGAAGAAAGTATACGTCCATGTCACCCCATGCATCTTCAAGTTGAGTATATACTTTCTCAACTATGTAATTTTCATCGTCCCGTGGCATCACTTCCTCTCCTTAAATTCAATTTCATTTAGTAATTCCTCTGTTGTTTTTACACTATCTGTAAGTTTTTGCCAACTATCATTTTCCTCTAAACTAAACTTTCTTTTAGCAGCAGCATTACGAGCCTGTTGTGTATTTATACATACGTAAGGCATTAAACTTTCTCTACTCTTGTGTCCACTGTAGGCCATAATCTCTGTGTCTGTGGCCCCGTGATTTGCCAAGTCTGTCAATACAGTTCTGCGAATGTCTCTCAATTGCAAGCGTGAGGGCAATCCAGCAGCATTCATGATTGTACGAAATGTACGAGATATATTGTGTTCACTATATGGCTCCAATGTCAAAGGATTAGGCACTACCAACTCTTGCCAGTGGTAGTCCTGTTTTTGTTCTTCTAACATTTTAACAAGGCTATCTGTAAGAGGAATGCCAGCTATTCTTTCATTTGTTTTTAATATAACCTCTCTACTATATAGCTTTTCTTCTAGATCGTAGTTGTCCCATGTAGAAAGTCTTATATCTTCTATTCTCTGTCCTAGCTCTACATTTATACGCACCAACAGTCCTATGTTTCTCCATTTTGACATGCTAAAAGCCGTTTCTAAAAACTTTGTGAAGTCACTTGCATTCCAAATGGTATTTCGTGGTGCAGGTTTACTTCTTTCTACAAGGGACCAAGGGTTTTTGTCAAGCATATCATATTTCATAAGGACATTCCATGCACGAGTGATGACCTCCAATGTATAGTTGGCAAAGCGTTCTCCTGATTTTATTTCAACGCCAGATATCAATGCCCAGTATATATGTTGACACTTAGCCACAGACAGATCACTTACATTCATGTCTCCTACAGAGATTCCATCTACACATGAACTACACAGTCTCCTTAACTGATATGCATATTGCTTTCTAGTTTTATCAGATCGTATTTTAACACCAAACTCAGGTGTTTTTTGATACTCTTCGATAGCGTTTGCGACTGAGCTTTCTTGCAACTTCATCTGGATGATTCCTTTGTTTATATTGCTCATGTTTTCGTTTCATTTCATACCACTTTTTAAGTGACAGTCGTTTAACAGTCTTGCCAGATCGTATATCTGGATCACCAGTATGGCTGACCATGTGCGCCCACTTGCGACCTTCTTTTACATATACAATTCTGAAACCACTTCCTATTCGGGGTGCCTCATCTTTAAGAATTATGTCATACTTAGTTCCATACCTCTCTTCTTTAATCTTGTCCCATGCATCCCACTTGTTTTCAGATGGCTCCGACAAGTTCAAGTTCTTTTTGGGTCTGCCCTTCTTCTTCTTGCGTCTTAGAAAGTCGGGGATAGTCAACAGGTCCAAGTCCATGATAAAGTACATCCTCGTATTGAATCGTAAGCTCCTCTCCTTTACTTATAGGAGCATTCTGTAATAGATATCTTACTTTAATGTCAATTCCATCTGAATTACTGTATCTAGAACCCAGTAAGTACCTATCCAAGTCGTAGTTTTCAATAGCTACCTTAGAATAAACAGTGGTCGAATGTTCTTGCACTATGCAATTTGGAGTATCACTGTGATTAATAAAGGCACCTACGGCAGTGCGAACCCACCCAATAAATGGATGGTGTATGTGAGAAATGGCAGTAGGAAAGATAACGATGTCCATACTGGCAAATAACCCAAGGCCATCACTATCAGATGGTTTTATAGTAAATTCTTGTGGCAAAGCTTTTAACATAACTACCTCCTTTCAATCTCACTCACTCTGTTGCGAAGCCATCTAGTTACTATCTTATATTCTACATCATCCTTATCGCTGCTTACCGTCTCCAATCGTTCTAGTTCTAATTTAAATGCAGCTAAGTGTACTAGCTCTACAGAGTCAAGTGGCATGAGGCCACCACTTAGGAGCAGCCCTGCCTCTGTCCCACTTGGCAAAATATGCCTTCTCTCCTTTGTAGTAATTGCGATATGCTTGAACAGGATCACACTCTACTTTGTATTTATCAGGCATACACTGAGGAAAAGGTAATGGTGATTTTATAATAGTAGTTTCATATGGAACATCATAAGCAAAAGCTTTAAGCAATCTCTCACATGCATGATGTTTACCATATCGTTTTGTATATTCTTTACACAAGTACTTAAACAATTTACGTGTCCAAAGATAGTTTAAGATACCATGCCGTACCCACACAGTTGAAGGATGGTTCTTGTACGCTGCCTTATACAAAGTATTATTATCTGCATAGTCATTATCTTTTTCTGTCATACGCCATGCAGTACTCAACATCTGTGCAGTTTCCAATACCATTTTTGGTATATGCTTGTCGCAGTGCATAGTGGCAGCAGTCTTTGGATCATCATGTAATCTAAAGAGGTTCATGTGTGTTCCTTTCTAATGTATCTGTTTACTAATTCTTCCACATCCTTATACCAGTACCATTTGTTCTTACCCTCTACTCTCCATCTGTTTCGTTGAAATGCCACAACAAATTTACCTTCTACTAGAAACCCATGATGTGAGTGTACCTCCACAGCTACGCCTAAGTCAAGAAAATTTTTCAGTTTATGTAATCTGCACAATTCTCTATCGTACAGTTGATTATCATACATCTTATGCCATGTGTCTATGTGACTTTCATCTCTATCTATTTCCGCTGACTTAATTAGTTTATTCACCTGTTCAACTGTCTCGCAGTCCTCTAGTATTCTGTTCGCATGAGATATGTAATTAATCATTAGGCGTTTGCGATGTGCAATTTGCATACGCTTTTCCTGCAACATTCTATCTTCTGCGGTGAACTCAAAAGGCATTATTTTATTTCCTTTTCCGGTTTGTAGTCATCTGGAACTTTGCCATATCCTACTGTTCTATCCCATTGCCTTTGTGTGTAAGTATTACGTTCCTTGTAGCATTGTTTACATTGCTGTTGCAATCCATTCGGACTACCC